CCATCATCGCAGCCCTGCGGATGTGGCAGGCGGACGTGACGGACGATATGACCGACAACGAAGGTGTTCCTGTTGACTTCGCGGATATTGCCTTGGAGCACGGTAACGCGCTGACTAGTACAGCCATCGACCGACTTATCCAGAGGGTAAATCGCTGAGTCCGTCCGAGTGACGGAGTTAGACGGGCGGTGAATCTCAACCGGACGGAGAGAAGTTATGCCAATTGAGGCTAGGAAAACAACGTTAGGACAGGTATCTAAGAAGTCTGAACTCGTGCGATATCTGCGGCAGTGGGCCGAGGATCGCGAGAACATGCGCGACAGGTTGCACTTGGCGGCAAATCTGATCGAGGAATTTGTGGATGCGAGCGACTTCCCAACCGAGTAAGGCAAGAGGGAGGGACCAAGGGAAGGGAAAAAGGAGAAATCATGACGATCTATAAGTATCAGGTCGAGCAGATTGACGATCAGGTTGAGATTATTATGCCCGTGGGCGCTAAGGTGCTGCATGTGGCCGCGCAATCGGGCTTTATAACGTTGTGGGCGCTTGTGAACCCGAACGCCGGAACTGTCATGCGCCGATTCGCAATTGTCGGAACGGGCCATGCTGTGCCGGGAGGCTTGGCCTATTTGGGGACCGCACACATTCAACCTTTCGTTTGGCACATCTTTGGTTAGGTCCGTTGGGGCGCGGGTGAATCTCAACCGAGGAGGAATTGTGCGGCGTAAACGTGATGATCCGTTTGTAACCAGACAGGACTGTATCGCGATGCTCAGGGGAGTAAGGAACGGGCTGTTGATCGTGGCACCGGGATGGATTGCGTTTATCTGGTGGCTCACGAAATGAGTACCCTGGCCGAGATTACGAAGAGCGAGCCATGCGACAGTAGGTGTCCGATCTGTAGAACGAGATGCTACGGATCTAAAGGGCATAGTTACATGGCGACGGCTGGAAGGAAGTCACTCGCAGAGCTTCATCAATGTCCGAGTCATTGCTGGGGGACGCTGGCGGAGTTGCGGCAGACATTGATGGCAAATGAAAAGGCGACACGAGCCGAGGCGTTGGAGGAAATATCGCGGACGCACCGGCCTATCAGCGCGAGAGCCAGGGATTGGGAAAAATCGAGAGTGAATGGAAACGGAGGATAGAACGGTTATGGCCAAGTACAGTCAGGGACCTTGGAAGCACGATTCAGCGAAAGATGGCGATGGTAGTTATCAGATAGCGCACGGCAAAGTTCCCAACGGCATCAATGGGGACTTTGGCTACCCGGTCGCCGATACGTTGAATCGGCACCACTGCATTTCGCCGGAAGAGGACGAAGCGAACGGCAAACTGATTGCGGCGGCGTGGGAAATGGCCGAATACCTGCTGGGTCTGTACAACGCCATCGGACCTGATCGGCAGTTGAAAGAGTTGCTGCAAAAAGCGGGAGTGCTATGAGCGCCGATACCCGATACCGATGTTCGCTTACCGGCATCGTGTGCCCGGTGGATGTGGTGAGCAGGCGAGCGCCACTGGGTGCAAGAGGGCATCGCGTGGTGGTGCCGGGAAGAGTAGCCGGCGTGATCGCGCATACGCTCGTTGGGAAGCCGATTTGCGTATCGGGGGGTGGAAAGGGTCATTGGGGCGATGATCGCTCGAATTTGGGCACTGTGGTGCAAGCGCAGGCCATCCCAGACGAGGGCATATTGATCCGCGGCGAATTGGACGAGTGGCCGATCGGGGTAGGGAACGAAAGCGAAGACGGAGACGGAGACGGAGCCGGAGACGAAGCGGATACGAAATGGGGATTGAGTTTCGAGATCACCGGAGTGGCGGTCGCCAGCATGCGGTCGGACGATTGGGTGATCGAGGACGGGGAATTTACGGGAGTGGCGGTGGTGAGAGAGGACAGGGCGGCGTTCGGGGGGACGTGGGTGAGAGTGGAACAGTTGGAGAGTGCGCCTACAGTTCCGCGATTCGGAGTGTTTGGCGGCGGGAGCGAGGACAGTTGGCGGGTGGGTGAGCGGGATAGCCTGAATGGCGAGTTTACTGTCAAGGTGTGCCAGGCTGAGGAGCTGAGTGAGGCGATAGCGACGGCAAAGAGACTGAATCAAGCGATGGCACTGGAGACCGTCTGATGAAATTATCCAACTATCTCCATCTCCCCGGACAGGGGACGGTGACAGTGAGCGGGCCGGGGACGTTGATCGGGGCGTGTAAGGTTAGCCCACTCACTATCGAAGTCAAGCCGGGACCGCCGGGGTACGCGTATATGATGCGCGCGGATTTCTCTGATGGCGCGTGGGTGGATAGCCCGGCGGTGAATTCGCATACCGATGTTGAGACGTTGAAGAGGATGTTGTTCGACGAGTGGCCGATGTACAGGGTGAGGGTGGTAGGGGTAGGAGGAAGCGAGAATGCAAGCGGGGACGCGGAGACGGGGTTCGATGCATGAGCGACTATCTGGAGTTTCGCGGCAAGTGCAAAGAGTTGGCCGAGGCCGAGTGCGCTAAGGATTTGACACTGAGACTGGTGCGCGGCTGGTACCACTGCCCGATGTGGGGGAAGCAGGCGCATTGGTGGTGTGTGAGGACGGACGGCGCGATTGTCGATCCGAGCGTGAAACAGTTCCCGACAAAGGGAATTGGAGCCGAATACGAAGAGTACGACGGGAACATTGAGTGTGAGTATTGTCGGACTGTCGTATCCGAGGCCGATGCGTATTTCTACGCGCATCACGCTTATTGCAGTTATACCTGTTACGGGCACGATATCGGATTCTGACCTATGAGCAGACCGCGCAAACACGGAATCTATCTCCTGCATTTCGAGCCGAGGTACAAACACGCTGGCCACTATCTCGGGTTCAGCGATGATATTCAGGTCAGAGTAGCCAGTCATCGACGCGGAGAGAGCGGGGTCAAGATGTTGACAGCGGCGGCGCAATCCGGATGCGTGATGATGCTGGTGAGGACGTGGCCGGGTGGACGGAAGGATGAGAGGAGAATGAAGGGACTGAGAAACAACAAGCGCACGGGGAGTTTGGCTAGGATATGCCCCGCGTGTAAGGCAATGGCAGCGGCAGTGAAAATTCAATCAACGGAGGAACAATCGCAATGAGTAATCGTGGCAGTGGCAATGGGAGATGGTTTCGCAACGACGAACGGGACAGCAGTCACCCGATGGCCGACGAGAACGGATACGTGCCGGTTGGCTTGAGGGATGACATACCGGACGCACAGACAGCCGACCGGGAGAGGATGTATCTGGATGGCGAACGGGAGATGGATGCCGATGCGGCGTCGGTGTTCGTGGACGATGCCGATCGGGAGATATTCGAGCAGGCCGATGGGCCGGAAGAGGAATCGGAGCGCGAACAGAACGACGAGTGGTCGCCGGAAGAGTTGGAGGGGTTGGAGCCGGAACCCGAACTGGAGCCGGAGCCGGAGCCGGAACCCGAGGCCGCACCCGGACCCGATGTGAATGTCGTATCGGATGACCTCACGGGGGACGCCGCCAAGGTCATGGACGATACGGCGGCCAGGTTCAAAGCAGAGCGGCGCGTGCCCACCGATAGACCGATGCGGAAACGGAAGGTAGGCAGCGGGCGCGCGAACAAGAAGAGTGCGAAGAAGAGAGCGAAGGGAGGGAGCGGCGACGGGAGTAAGCCCAAGCCGAAAAAGAAATCGAAGAAGCGCTGACCGCTAGCTCGTGCCACTCGGCTCCACCGGGACGCACGTTCTATCAAGCGGCCCCCCGCACGTACCGCAGACGCCGGATTGAAAGTCATCTCCTGACAACGATCCGGCGTCGGTTTTTGGCGCGGTCTGGGTGGTCTGTACGCTGCCTATGAGTTTGACCGGATCGACCGATACCAGATCCACATTTCCATCCGCGCACAACTTGAGCACGTTGAGTTCGGTCTGGATCGGAGTGTCGCCTTCGATGAAGGCTGCGGCTTCGTTCAATCCGTACACCGCTCCGCGCGCGCTGGTGAGATGGCGGTGGCCATATTGAGAGTCGAGTTCAAACGCCCGCTTGGGTTCGAGTTCGAGTAGTGCGTGCGGAGAGCCCAGCGTCCAATCAATTCCCGTTCGGATACGCTCAAAAAATTTGGATGCGGCCTTGACCGGGGACTTTTCCTCGTCCAGCAGATAAACCTCTTTGCCCTTTTTAGGAGTCCAAGGGGACGGCTGACCCCCCCGAGGTACTAGGGCACTTTTTGCGTTAGTACTATATATATACGCAGAAAGTGCCCTAGTACTCAACGGGGGTCCGAAGTATAACCCACGTATTTTGTGCAATATAGGATCAAACGAGGTAAAAAGTAGCCATTGCGCCAGCTCGCCCTCCCGGCGGTTGCCGGACCCGATTCCAAGGGTCTCCAATTTGGCCGGCCAAGTCTGTTCGAGATACTTGTGGAAGCGTTTCAGATGGTCGAGGCCGGAGCCAGTGCCGGGACCGGATTCGGGTATGTCCCATGCGAGCGTAAGCATGGGTCCGAGGAACAGATTGGTCATCAGCAATGCGGATTTGACGTTACGTTCCCACTGCATCGCGCGCGAGGTGGTTTTCCACGCTGCGCAGTCCAGACACCAGAACTCGCGCCGGCAAAACCTTCTCCATTTGAATTCCTCATAGCCGTCGTTCGGGCAGCGGTCCACCATCTTGAGGCATTGGCACGCAAGAAAGAAGAATCGTTGGTTGTCGGTGAGCATGCCGGATTGCGGGAAGCGGGACAGGTGCCGGTAGAGTTGCACGCGGTACTGGTCTTTGGGGGCGGTGGAGGATTCCATCTTGGCGAGGAGGGATTTTGTGATCTCGTCGCGGCGCTGGTCGCCGATGGACTTGACGGGTTTGCGTTTGGACGACGGATGGGACGGTTTTCGGGACGATGGCTTAATTTTCTTATGGGATAACATGAATGAGATTGTTCCGGGATGAACGTTATAAGTATATCGCCGGGAAAATGGAATGCAATGGCAAACCGGGGATTTCCACAATTTATTTTTAGATTGTGCTTGACAAAGAATAGTAATCGGATTATCTTCCCGGAAGTGAAGAAAGCCAAAACAAGACGGTGCAGACGGAAACTGTGTCCAGTCGGGTGGTTCATCCCGAAGGATCGACGGCAAAGGTATTGTGACCGTCGATGCAAGAACGCGGCGGGGCAGGAGAGGCTGAGGAAACGGGCGAAGAACGGGAGCGCGGCATGACCAAAATGAAAATGTTCGTATGGACCAATCCATACGCCGTCAGTTATGGCAACAGTTTGTTGCTTGTTGTAGCTAAAGATGAAGAATCGGCGCGCGAACTGGCAGCGGGCGGAAAAGGTTATGTCTGCGGAGGCGCGTATGAACGCGATGAAAAAGGAAACGCGCCCATGACTGGCGCTCAGGTCAAGCGGCTGCCTGCGCCGGATCGCGTACTTGATCTCCCGTGCGCTGAGTGGTACGAGTGGAGTGAATGACAGTTTTCACCGAAGTGCTGGCGCAGGCGAGGAATCATCTGTCATACAGAGGGTAGCGATATGGCAATCAAGTCAAAAGTCAAGTATCGGGTAACGGGCAATCGACCGTTCGGCGTGTCGGTGATCGGAGGGGGACTGGAATACGATCTGATCTACGCTCGCAAGGATGCCGATATCATTTGCGGGATTCTGAACGAGGGGATCGGCCCAGAGTGGGATGACGTGGAACCGGAGTTTAACAAACGGAAAGCGGGACGATAGATGGCCGTTCAATTCACATCGAAATCCATCAGCAGGACGAGCGAGTATCGCGCGTTCCCCCAGGACATCGTCATCAACCCCAAGTTGAACGGGCGGCACGATCTCCCCGATATCGAGCCGTTGATCCAAGATATTCTCGTCAACGGCCAGCATACGCCCGTGGTGATCCGCAACGACGGTGGCAAGGCAGTACTGTGCGCGGGGTTCAGTAGGTATCGGGCGGTAAGCGAAATCAACCGGCGGAAGTTGATGGACACGCCACTGCAACTCCGCTGCACTTATACTCAAGCTAACGAGCACGAGGGGTTTCTGGCGGCGATCAGTGAGAATCGCGTCCGCAACTCCACGACTGAACTGGACGACGCCCACAATATCAAGCGCTTAATGAAGGTATACGCCATGACCGAGGAGCAGGTCGCAGGGGTGTACTTTCCCGGAGCGCGGGATGAAAAGTTGAAAGAGGGATTGAAGTGGGTGAAGAAACGCGCGGCATTAGTCAACCTAAGTCCCGAGGCGGAGAAAGCGTGGCGGGATGGAAGACTAAAAGGGTCGGCGGCGGCGGCGATAGCGAAGTTGTCGCAGGAGCAGCAGGCAAAGGCAGTGAGGGAGAATGGTACGGGTAGGATAAAAGTGCCCCGCAATGGCAATGGCAATGGCGCTGGCCGGGTGACGTTGCGACATAGTCTCAAGGCTGCGGTGGAGAGCGGCCGGATGACGGTGAATGGCAAAGAGATGGATGTGCCGGATGAGGTGGTGGACTGGCTGGCGATGCTGTTGGGGGGAGCGAGATAACCACATGAATGACCGGGAATTTTTACTCTGGTTGCGGGATAGGTTGATTTATCGATACGGTGAGGACGCGGGGGAGGATTTGGTGTTGAGGTTGGAGCAGATTGCCGACAAACTGGCTGGACAGCGTACTCTGCCGAGTGCAGAACAATTCAAGCGGTGGATGGATACGCTGACCGATGATCAGATCAGGCAGATTACCGGATTGGAGATCGGACGGTGATCCATCTACAGGACTTCCACAGATTCGTGCTCTCGGGCATCGGTACCGAATTCAGGATCGCATGCGACACACCGGAAGAGATGGCGCAGGTGGTGAATAGTTTAGGTAAGCACGCCGAGGATGTGGCGGTGACTGTGACGATTTGCAGCAATGTCGGCTGGAAGGAAGCAAAAGAGGTAACGGACAGGTTGAACGCTAAACTGGACGCCGGATTGGAGGACGGGGCGTGATCGTCAAAGTGAAAGTTACCGTGACCGAATCCGATATCGACAACGGCATCCGGGGCGATTGCTGGAAGTGTCCGGTGGCGTTGGCGATGTGGAGGGCGACCGGTTGGAAGTGGGCGGTGGGAGAGACGCGCATGCATCCGATAGGTCGAGCGTTTTTTGCACAGATGCCGGATTTAGCGCAACGATTCATCGGCTATTTCGACGATGCCGTGTTTACGGGACGGCAGGATTTCAGGGGCCAAATGGTTGACTGCCGCTTGGTCGCGCAGCCGTTCGAGTTCGAGATCGACGTGCCGGAGGAGTATGTGGTGGGCGCGGGGACGATTACGTCATGACTTTGGATATTATTGCCGCGATAAAGCCAACAACGTGGCTGGCATCGATCGTGGCTTATGTGACGGCAACGGCGTGTTTGGCCACGGCGGGAGTCGTGGTGTACCTCTTTACGCATTCGCGTGTGGTTGAGATTGTGACGATAGCCGTGGTATGCGGCGTGGTTCAGTTTTCGGTTCTGGTGGCGTTTGCTTGGAGAGGCTCAAAGCCAAAATGATTACTGTGGATAGCCTGACCGGGTTGGATGGCAAGGAGATTCGTCCGGGTGTGTATCTGATCGGCGATCCGGGATGGTGTGAGGAGAGCGGCAAGTGGAGATGTCTGGTGAGTATTGAGGGTATGTTGGCGCTGGCGGAGTTGAGCGTGAGAGTGGTTGGACAAAGAGGAACAACACAATGACGATAGCAACGCAGCATATAGCGTTTCCTGAATACTCGGGCGTCCGATGTCTGATGATGCCGTATGTGCAGGGTGAGCCGGAGTCGGTACCGGACGAGTACGCGGCCTACAGGGATATCGTCGGGTCGGTATTTATATCGAAGGATGACATCGGATTCCTGACCATTGACGAATCGCCAGTTATGGCAGGTACGCCTCACCGGGGAGTGAGAGCGAAGTTTGGCCGTGCCTTGCATACCGAAGCGGGCCGCGACCCGAATAAAATTTACTGCTGGGGTGGGGGTGGGTGGGGACGACTGCCGCATCGTGTGACGCTCGACCGGGACGTGCGTATCCTACTGGCCAACAATCTCGATGGCAGTTGCGTGGTGTGGGATGCCGAACAGGAAGAGACAACCATCGACGGCGACATCGGCCACTTGGCTGAACAGTACCCTTACGATACTGCCACCCTGATGCGCGCCGGGGACGTGCATGAGATCGGAATACTGACTCCGCACGAGAGTTTACCGGTGAAGGAGAATTTCAATCGGCAATTTCTGCGGATTGTCGGATCGGGCGTGCATGGGCGGGAGGATTATTTTACGCGAAACAGTCTGGTGAATTGGACACAGTGACCGATATCGGTACAGTTATGAAGAAGCCAATACAATCCTCCGAGGGTGCCCGATTCGTATACGACATGCTGGAAGATCGACCCAGCAAGATAAGTGTCAACGTAAATAGCCACAAGTCTCCGTGGGCAAAAGCGGTATACCAAGCCATCGTTTGGATAAATGGCTATCCGTTCGTGGGCGTGGAGTGGTACACGGAAGAGGAAGCAGAACGAGATGCAGGCCGAGTACGTGAGGCTATCAATGCTTGGGATGGTGCATCGCGTCCCGCCCGTTAGTGTTCGCACACACAGGGCGTGTCATTTACGCAGGTGGGTTGGCTGGCCGGGCTATAGACCGACACCAATTTGCGATCGTGCCATCTGACACACAACCGCGAAACGGGCGGAACGGAATGCATGACGGGGACAGTGGGAGACAGGTATGTTTTTCTGTGAAGAGTGCCGGGTAAAGAATGATTGGCCAACCAGTTTGAGTTACCCGTTTATGGGCGTGTCACGAGGCCAGTGTGAAGTGTGCCATAAAAACGGAGAATGCCATGACGTGCCGAGCAGCGCACTCCCGTTTGTCCCAGAACCGGACCCTGCGGAGATTGCTTGGGAAAAAGGCAGAGCCGATGCGCTCGCCGCCGCCGAAACCGCCGCTGCACCATTTACCGATTCATACAAGAGCGCGATGAATCTCATCCTGCGGGCAATCAGTGAATTGAGGTACTCAAACGAAAGGAGTCAACAGTGAATCGACTTCGCAATCAACTTCGTAACGATCTATCGCGGCATCGAACTTGGTGGAGGGTGACAGCAGTAGCCGTCTCCGCTATCGTCATCGTGGGAGTGGTACTGGTTGGCGATGGGCGTGGGCAATCGAAGAGCCAATCGGCGGGCGCATCCTCCAATCCCCCATCCGCGTCCACTGGTGCGGTTGCCACTCCCACGACAGTTGTACATGAGCCCGCACCGGAGTACACGCCGACCGAGACGGAGACATTGCGTCTGGAGAACGCACAGTTGAAAGCTCAACTCGCGCAATCGTCGTACATGTCAGCGTCTCAGCAACTCCCGCAGTATGGGGAGTTCCAACGGACAGTGGGGGTGTTGCGGGCTGAGTGCGAGAGCGTGAAATTGGAGCATAAGTGGCCGAGTGGTGTGCAATGCGATCTGGGATCACAGCCGGTGAGGTTTTGTGAGCAGTCAAAGATGGTCACGGGAGCGAACGGACAGGCGGGGTGCCCGGCGGCGGCAGCGGCAGCGTCAACTAAATCAGAGGTGAAAAAGTGAAGACGAAAGAAGAAATGTACGACGCAGTTTGTGTCAGCACCAACAATGGAAACGTTTTGTGGGTGGATGGCAACAAGACCTATCAGAATGCCGAAGCCGTTACGAGGATGGGAATCATGCGGCAGGGTCTGGAGGATCGCTTCTTTGTAGTTACTCGTATCGGTATGTACAAAGAAGGAGACAAATACAGCGGCGATGGTGGTGTGGTGGCTCCGAAAGAAGACCCGGATTATGTCGTAATCGGTGGGACGATGTACCCGCGCGGCAAACGTGGCCTGTAACCTCCTGTGGCTCTCAATCTCAACCCGAATGGGCTGGCATCAACGTATGCGTCCGGGATCAATCGGCTGCTCACCCGCCTGAACTGGATCGAGCGCCTGCCAATCCCCGAACGATCCGGCGCAAAAGGAGCGGTACTCGCATTGTTCGCGTTGTGGTCGATTGTGACGTTTGGCGGCGGCGTTGGCGGCGATGCTTGGTGCGGCATGCACCCGTGGTCGAGGTTGTGTGGGGTACAGGCTCAAGCGTCTAACATGGGCATGCGCCGCTGGAAAGTCATTTGGCGCATCCCCGGCAAAGGTAAAGGACCGAAGCAATGCACATGCCATCTGGACGAAACCGGGGGCGGATATAAACCGGGAGCGATCAATCACGAACTGTGGTCGGGCGTATCGTGCAGCACCAAAGTGGACTACCCGGTAAACGAGTGGCAGAAACTCACGCCGGATGGCGTGAAGTTGCCGGGGATGTACATGAGCGGGGAGCGTATAGATTCCGATTTCGTCCGGCACTCATATCCCGACGATGGATTCAGGTGGCGCTGGCACTGCACGGATGATCCAAAGTTGCAACCGTTCGAGTTGTGGATTGAAGATATGGATGAGGAACGGCGGGAGGCACAAGGACAGTGATGGCCGCGTTGAATCTTAACCCGAATGGACTCGCGCCTGTGCCAGTGTCCGGTATCAATCTGGATGCCGATGTCCTGCCGCCGTGCGAGTATGGACTGGATGGAGATAAGTTCCCAAACTGGCGCGATCCACAATTAAATGCCATCCATCGGATCATCGCCAGTGAGCGCCGGGTATTTATTCTGTGCGCGCCTCCGGGATTCGGGAAAACTTTGGCTGTGGCGGGCGCGTCGTTGATGTCGGGCAGGAGATCGGCGGTTCTGACGATGACGAAGGGACTGGAGGATCAATATGTCGGAGACCTGCGAAATGTAATCAACGACATTCGCGGCATGAATAACTATCCCTGTCCCATCGCGGCACAGTTGGGAATACCAGCGGGTACGACAGTTACCGACGCGCCATGCCAGTGCGGATATAAATGCAGACTTAAATCCACAGCGGGAGCGGGGTGCGGATATTACGACGATTACCGTACCGCACAACGCGCGGATATGATCGTGACCAACTATGCCTGCTGGCTTTTTGACGGCATCAAGAATTCCGAGGAACGCGGAAACCTGCAATTCGGGGTGGAAGCGGGTGTGGATCGCCCGGTGAAGATACTGTTCTGCGACGAGGCGCAAAAAGCGGAAGACGCTCTCGGGTTGTTCGTCGGTGTCGATCTCTCACGCAAAGAATGTCTCCAGCTCCATATCCAGTGGCCGGACAGCGGATGGACGGTGGAGGAGTGGAAGTTGTGGGCGCAGGAGGGGGAGTTGGAGGGCGTGAGTGAGAGAGTCAAGGACCAGGAGAAGCGGCTGCGATCGGATGGCAGTGGTGGTGGCACCCGTGGCTGGTCGCGGGAACTCAAGAATTTGCGCGATCTCAAACGGAAGTTGGAACGCTTGGCCGCGATGCGTACCGACGACGAGTGGATCGTCAGCGAGTCGGACGGGATGGCCAGCGTGCGGTTTGATCCACTGTCGCCGGCGAGGTACGCGGAGCAGGCGTTGTTCCGGGGGATAGAGAAGATTGTGCTGGTATCGGCGACAGTCCGTCCCAAGACCGCCACCATGTTGGGTATAGATCCCGCGGATATGGAATTTGTGGAGTACCCGAGTACGTTTCCCGTTGCTCGCCGCCCGGTCATCCATGTCCCGTCGATTCGCATGACATACATCAACGAACAGAACGACGAACTGATGCGGGAGTGGCTGGAGGTGTTCGACCGTATCGCAGGATCGAGACTGGACGAGGGCTGGAAGGGGATCGCGCATTGCGTGTCGTACAAAAGAGCAAGATTCATTTTCGACAACTCCATCCACCGAAATCGCATGATGATTCACGGAAAGTACGACAAAGCGGAAGTTGTGGCTGGATTCAAGGACTCAAACAAGGCCGTTCTGCTTCTGAGCCCAAGTCTCGATACGGGATACGACTTCCCGCACGATTTGTGCAGGTTTCAGATTCTGTGCAAGTTGCCTTTCGCCTCTGTGACCGATTCTCTGGTGAAGGCGCGCAAGGCCAAAGATCCGGACTATGACCTGTACCAGGTGGCGCAGACGCTTATTCAGATGAGCGGGCGACCGGTGAGAAGCGAAACGGATTGGGCCGAGACCTGGTTGATCGATCAGAATTGCGAGTGGGCTCTGCCGAAGATGCGGGCGAAGGGTTTTATCGCGAAGTGGTGGTGGGGGTCGTTCAAGAGCGTAGACAAAATGCCCGCGCCGATACAGTTTTGAATGACATCGGCAAGCGGTAGCGCAGACTCCAAGCCCTTGCAGCGGGAAATGGCCCCAAGCCTGTAAGTCCTTGGGAGAAAAGAGTGATTCAATGGACACGTTTAATTGGACTCCGGTGATCTTTTGGGGTTGCGTTGCGGCAGCGATACTTCTGTTCTGGATTTTGGTCGGTTATCCGAAGTGGAAGGTATGGGCCAGTCATCAGGACGGACTCGCAGACTTAACGCGGGCCAAAAACGAGCAGCAGATTCAGATTGCCCAAGCGCAGTCCCGGCTGGACGCTGCGGACCTGAACAAGAAGGCGGCGGTCATAGAAGCTCAGGCTGTGGCATTGCAAATTCAGGAAATCGGCCAGCAACTTACCGAGCATGATCTTTACCTCAAGTGGCAATGGATCAAGATGATGGAAGATCGCCATGACAAAAGCGCCACCATCTACGTGCCCACAGAAGCCAATATTCCGATCATGGAAGCAACGCGGATGCAAAAGTGAGGCGGCGATGATCGTCCGGGCACGCCGTAAACCGATAGAGGAGATACCGGAGAAGTACTTGTGCTGCGAAGCAAACGTGCGGGATATTGAGCAGCATCCCATGATCGAACGCCGTTTGGATTTGTCGCAACAAACGAGCGAACAGTCGCAGTGTGATTTTTGTGGGCGAATGGTTGACGGGCCTTTCGTGGCTGTGGTTGGCGAAGAATTTTGCGTGCCATTTGCGAATTACGATCTGGACGAAGGAGTTGAGGATGACCGGGACTCGTAAAGCAAGCTGCAAGTGCGGATGCGACCATTGTGGATGGCGCGGCAGACGAGCCGTAGCGCACCTGCATTGGCGTTGCCCAAAGTGCGGCGGTTCTGTGCGGAAGATTTATCAGTTTACGGTTGAGGATTCGATTGAAGGGCGAGTCTGAGATGACCACCAAGCCGGACACAACGCCAGACATAGGATTATCGCGCGAACAATTTGTGCATCGCCTGATTTGTGCGGGCTGGGATATGCATGAGGCAGAGCGAGAGGCGGACGGCATTTATGACGAGCCGGAAGAGGATTGGGAAGGCCAGTTATGACTAAGCCGGACACACTCAAATCTCGTGCTGCGAAAGCGCTCGCGCCGTTTTATAGCGGGGTCATGGGAGGCCCTTGCGATTACGATCTAAATGGCACGCGTTTGGACCTTGTGCGCGCAATGGCCGACTTTCATCGCGCCGAGCAGCAGAGGCTGGTAAGGGAGATCAGGGAGTTAGCTGATGCCAAACAAGCCGCATATGATTCCAAGGCGTCGCTAGATGGAAGAGTTCGGGCTGAGGCGTTGCGGGAACTGGCTGAGAGGATAGAGAAGGAGATCAAATGAGTAAAAATGTTGAAGCGCATTTTGTTACGTTTCTTTCGCCGGGTACTTTCATGGCGGAAGACAGCACTAAGCCAATTGATTCATGGGACGTGAAGAAAGCGCGGAAGATGGCGGCGAAAATCACCGAGAGATACAATGCCGTCCCCTACGCCTTTTACTTCACCACCCGCTCTCGTGGGCCAAACGATCTGGACTCGCGCCGGACGAAGATAAGTCCGACTTACTACTTGCCGCACTGCAAAGTAGAGACGCTGGCGGAAGTTAAGGCCCGCAACGATCCTAGGGAATCCATTCTGTTGTCGAACATGGAGTGCAACGGATACGACCGCATTGTGACGACGACGAAGGGTTGGAAGTGGACGCAACCGCTCGGCAAAGAAGACGTGCTGCTGAGACCGTAGTTTGGCTCCTTGATTGGCGGAGGCGCAAATGAAGATTGTTATCACGCTGGATATTGAAGCAAGTGACTTCTCGCAAGAGGATGCGGAGCGATTCATGGCCGAGGCGAAAGAGGCGACAGGGATCAGCGTCGAAGTCGGACGGCCCATTGACGATGAGCACACAGATGGACCGTTCCGCACGGACTCGTTGAGCACTGAGTACTTCAAGGTTACGTGGACGGAATGATTGGCGGAGGCAGGGGCAATGACACAAGTTACGTGCGGCGGCGTTCACGCGGAACGTAGAACAAGGAGTCGATATATCCAGTAATCGGCTTCGCAACCGGACAGTCTAGGACGCTAGAAAAGAAGGTTGGTTCGAGAGACTGACATGAGTGCCTAAATGCATAAGGCGCACTTCAAGGCCAAGGAGAGTTGGCCCGCACGTATTCATTCTTGGCATGACAGGGAGGAAGCAATGTTGAGAGTTGAGTTGGAGGATTTAGGGCAGGACTTCTTGGTTCTGTTCGTCGATGAGCGCACGAATGTGATTCAGGATGCCACGCCGTTTCAGGGCTGGCTTTGGCGAGGCCGCAAAGTGCTGCAAAAGAAAATCTATCGCGGGCTTCATTTGAAGTTGAGCAAGCCCGGTGAACCGCCCTTGCAACTGCGTTACGCCGTGGAATCTGTTACACGGGAATCTGGCGGGGAGGCTGACCGTGGCTGAGAACAAGACGCCGACAAAAGAGACGCTTGAGAAACTGGAGCGCGAGATTCAAGCGGAGACTAACTCGTTTGTGCGTTCGGTCGGATGGCATCTGTACTGGGAACTGCACCAGCGAGTGTACGCGGATAGTTGGAAAACACTACAGAATCGTTGAGGGGGCGTGATGGCTGACAAGCGGGAGAGAGCGGGACGGAGGAAACGATGCCGCTTATAGACGAATCAACTAATCGCGCAGATTGGCGCTACGTGTGCCAGAACTGCGATTACGTGACGATGGACGCGAACGAGGCCGATGTGCACGAGGATGATGAAGTTCACACTGTCATCCGCAACCGGGCGTTCAAGGAGCCAACGCGATGACTGAGACCGGGGCGGCAGGTAAGAGAGTCCGCGAATTGCTCGATTGGCAGCGACGGTTAAGAGCAGGCCAGCTCGTTTATTACACATGGCATGAAAGTGCCCATGAGCCGACTGGAAATTACTACGCCTCGATGGAGGCGGCACAGTTTGAAGTGGATTATGGCAGAGAACACGGTGATCGGATAACAATCCATTCTTTAAATGTACATTCTCTTCAGTTATCGAAGGAACGATGGAAAGCGGGCTTGCTATGACTGAATCGGGGAAGGGACAGCCGGAGATGGAGACGTGGGTTTGGGAGGCGACGAAAGTAATACTCCCGGCACCAGACAACTACATACATGATTTCAATGTCCGCAAGCGTCTCGGTGAACGGCGAAAAGAAGTTGCTATGCAAATAACAGCGGCTTACGCTTCCCGCGCAGCGGCAGGGACGACAACACTGAACAGGGATACGGAGTCAGATATCGGCGATTGCATGCGCCAACTTTTCGATGTACTTGGCTTGGTTGACGCTCAGTGCGAGATTGATGGCCGCGATAAAGCCATTCAGCCGCCGAAGAAACTCCAGTTGCGTTCAATCCTCACGGGACTAGCTTACAGAGCGCGAGTGGCGACCGTTGCACCAGTAGAGGCGAAGCCGGACGTGTGCCCGCAATGCGAGAGCGGTAGAAAAGACTGGTTTGCATGGAATTCTTCGCAGGCATTAGGCTGCATGTGGCCTAATCAACATCCTTGGCATCGCTCCCTCCGTCCCTCCCAGCCGCCAGCAGAGCCAACGGAGTTAGCAGGAAGTTTGCCAACCGAAGAGGATGAGGAGGCAGATCGGCTGAGGCGATATTGGGAGCAAGGGAGAGATGCAGCAGCCGTAGAGTCGCGCTCGTTGAGTTACGGTAGAGAACACGAGTGGATACAAAACCGAATAGAGGAACGAATTCGCGCTCTCCAGTTCCCCGGCGCGGCGGCTCCCTCGGCCAATTTCGTAAGCAATGTTAGGCACTCCGGTCCTACGTGTACGGTCTGTGGCGCGGTAATGGTGAGCAAAGGCGAGTATGGGACCATGAACTGGAGGCTGGTGGAATATCGCTGCCTGTCGTGCGGATCGACTCCTGCATTGACGGATGCGGCGGCTCCCCGGCCAGAAGAACAGCGATCAATTTGCGTTATGTGCGCGACAGGGAGGTCTGAGAGAGGCGAACTTGTGCTGGAGGCAGCTTGGACGCATATTCGCGGCAAGTACTCATGGCGGCATCCCCTAGTTGCGGATCACTTGATGTCGATTGGTTGTGATGAACCGGGGTTTATTACATGGACTAAGTCCGGGGCGACTATTAGTTTGGCACACGCCTTTAGCGCCGGCATTGCGTGGCAGGCTTCAGTTACAAGTAAGTGCGAGGCTCTCTCCGCATCGCCCAGCGCCCAGCCAGTCGCAGAATTGATTGTGATTTGGGATGGCAAACAGCGTGCTGAATTCGCGTCGGTAAATGTTGGCGAAGAGAACGGCTATCGTGCTCCGGAAGGCGTTAAGGTTGTAAGTCGGCAGCCTTTGTATGCGGCATCGCCCAGCACCACAGGGGAGCCTCGAAAGGAGGTGATGCCCAATGACGGCACCGGGACCATCCCAGAAGCCATTTCCACAGGATGTGCTGTAGCGGGGGAACGCGCATCCGCACAAACACGCGCCGCAGGGGAGCAAGCCGAGTGGGCCAAGAAAGTAATCGCCTACGCAACAGAGCACGGAGAGCCTTGGTCAATCAAGGCGGCAATGTTCAACTGGCAGGACCGTGCTGAGAAGGCGGAGCGGGAGCTTCGCGAGGCCCGCAATAAGAATCGGGAATTGAATCGCAGGGTAGGGGCGCTGGAAAAGGCTGTCGCAACGCAGTCAGAAAAGGGCATCTGGTACAAGTACTACCGTGCCATTGGCGAACTTTATGGGGAAAAGGAAGCGCAACTTGCCGAGGCCCGCAAGGAACTGGACGCGGGTAAAGAGATTTGGCGCAATCTGTTCAAATTTCTCACCACCGAAGGACTAATCGAAGGACGGCTTGACGTATCCGCTATCACTGCAATCAAGCGCTTGCGCGAGTTGGCCGATCAGCGAGGAGCCACTATTAAGCGTATCTGGGAGGCGGTCGGCGTGCTTTCTAAAGAGGATACAGATAGCTCTTTGGAGCAGATAATCGCCGATCTAAGGCGTGACGCCGATCAGCGGGAAGCGGCGCTGCGAAAGTACGGACGCCACGATTCCGATTGCCCGCAATACCAAGGGATCGACTTAGAGTGTATCTGTGGCTTGGCTGAGGCTCTGGCATCCGCACCAGCCATCGAAAAGGAGAATGTTATGGACACCACACTTTCTACTCAATTAGCACGCTACAAGGCTATTGAAAATGCACCTGAGCATAAATCCCATGTAGTTCTGCGGCACCGTGTGGATACGTGGAAGGATGAACAGACAAGCTGCTACATCGCCCTACTGCCGGAGCGAATGACGCAAGCCGAAACAGAAGAACATGCAGTCAAAGCGGCGGAATCCATAATCCTTGCGTGGCACAAATTCGTAAGCGAAGAGTTGGCATCCGCACCAGCCAAGGAGGATGGGAATGGCAATTGAGACGTTGGATGACATCATCGAGGGTTTAGCCGACCGTATCGGCGTGTACGGCGCTTGCGGCGATGATTGTACACATAATAAACCTTGCCGTTGCTGTTGGACTTCTGATTTACGCGATCACCTAGTCGCCGCATTCGAGATAGAGAAGAAACTGTATCCTGTACCCGCGCCAGTCGCAACGGAGTCCGGGGAGAACGCCCGAGGGCAGGAGGGGAAGTGAGCGATTCGCTGCAAGATTTACTCGACAAGTACGGCAAACACTGTCCTAAATGCGGTAGCGGACAGGTAAGCAGTCGCAACGGGGGTCCGCTCATGCATAAGTGCCTTGACTGCGGTAAACGTTTTGAGGACTGCGATGCTTTGGTCGGGAAAGAAGCAGCGGCGAAAGTTGCGGGGAGGCTCTAATGGCAGAGAGAAAGAATAAGCCGGACGAATGCGAATCGTGCCATTACGACACCGATGCGCTCACTATGTACGATCACGGCATGGAGTCCAATGGTGTCCACAAGGAACTGTGGCTCTGTGAGTTATGCGCCAGTTCCCTGGCCGGCAATGCCGCGCGTTACTATAGTTTGTATTCTGGCGATGTGCGAATGATAACAGGCTGCATTATGAATGCCGCAAATCATATCCTCGCCGAACTTCGCAAACGGGCTGGAGGCCCCGATGAATCCTAGCCCCGATCCAATCCAAGAAACGATAGTCGAGCAGTTTTGGCATCTCGTGGATGAACCGTTGCGGCGGCTTAATTTGAAGGAGATCGTGCAGGCTGCTTACTCCGCAGGAATGACCGCACAGAAGGAGAAGGACGCTGGACTAGTAGAGAATGCGCCGTTATTCTGGGTTGGTGGCGCGGTTAATCGCCGAGACGTGGCTGCCGCTATTCGCAAGGGGGACGGAGAATGAAACGATTGTTAGTTGTTGGATTGGCGCTGGGGGATGGTGGGGATGGTGGGTATGGTGGGGTGCGAGGGAGGATTATGTTGAAGCCTTTAGCGGAAATGAGTAAAGAGGAACGCCTGTCGCAGTTTCTCGAAGAATTGCGGCTAACTGTCAACCGTATGAATGTTCAAAGTAACCCCGGAACTATCATGCGAATCGCCAGCGAACTATCGGTGATGATTGAGCGCGGGCCGGAGCATGATGAATATTATCAGCATTTGCGGCAGTTCCTTGATTATCGAACAGCTACATGGGACTTAATAAAGGTTATTGTCGATGAGGGCAAAATTCGTAGTACTTGTTTCAACTCGCCAGAAGCCTTAGCCGCCATAGAACAAGCTAAAAAGGCGCTTACAAATGAGGGTATTAAAGTTGAATAATGGAGGCTCTATGCGTTGGTTCTGGGTTGCGTGCCTGATGGCGGGATCGGCGGTGGGGCAGGAAGCGAAAGTGGTTAAGATTCCCATCCTCGATCCTATGCCGTTGACTACGGATTCCGTGTGGTTAGCCGCGGATGGCTGGTTACGGCTCAATCTTCACGGCAACGCCTATCGACTGATGCCAGAGGCAGAGAAGATCGACTGCCCCGTGAGGGCCGAAGCGGAGATGGTTCCGCGCTGGCGTGACTGTATGCCTAATGAATCCAGCACGAATGGCCAGTGCTTCGATATGATTCCCGCGCTTAAGAGTGAACCAAGAGAAATCCCCGCCACTAGTGCGGGCAGGGAATGGAAATCTCCTAATTGGGAGGACGTGTATTCTTGCCCCTCTCAAGGCTCGTGGATACAGGAAAACTCGACTGACGGCAAACCCTGGTGCCGCAAGATCAAACAGTAACAGTAGGTGTTCCCAGTTATTTCAGATTCTATGCGCGAATTGTACGAATTATCTTGACAAACCTCCACACCGGATTTATTTTGGTCAACGTTCCACAATCAACCACAGGTGACCAGCGTATGCCAAAAGTATCCAACAATGGCCACGTTAGATTGACTACCGTATCTCTGCATGTGCGGTTGCCGCTGTCGGCTGCGTCTCGGGTCCGCCGGGAGGCCGATAAAGAGCATCGGACGGCCAACGCCCATGTCTACAAGTTGATGGAAGAGGCTTGGGGCACCAGGGATCGGAGTAAGAGCGGGGATTCCGTTTCAAAATAGCTCAATCGTTTTACAATTCACTCCCGGTAGCGGGAACCAAGGAGCAGGATAACTTATGGCTTTACAGCAAACACAGGCAGCGGCAAAGAAGGCGGCACCGCCGTCACCACCGAAACCGGCACGCATGTCCATGAACCCCGATACGTTTACATCCGGAGGGCTCATTAACGACGTTGACGGCAATATCACCGACGCAGGCACAGTCCAATGGGACATGAACGGACAAGTCGATCCCACCACACCTTTCCTTGCTGTCGAGATCACTGACGACAACGGCACCGCGCACACGCAATACTACTCGGCGGGCAAACCGGAAGACCTCCAGCCCGAAGAGTCGCATGAAGGATTCATCTCCCCTTCCGGCAAATCGGGCATCAACAACAGCACCAATCTGGGGATGTTTCTGGCCTCGCTGGTCGATAACGGATTCCCCAAGGAGATGCTGGATGACGGCAACTTGAAGGTGATTATCGGCACCCGAGCGCATTTTCTGCAAAAAGCGGTCGAACGCACCGGGTTGATACGCACCGGCAAGAACGCGCAGCGGCCCAGTACAGTGCTACTCGTGTCCAAGATCCATTCATTACCGGGAGCGGACACAGTTGCGCCGGCCAAATCGCCGACCAAGCCCGCAGTCGGTGCCAAACCTGGTGCCGCGGCTACTGTGAGTGGCAAACCGAACGGCAAAGCGGTTGGGCACGCAGCGGCGGCGGCGGCGGCAACGACAACTGCACCCGCGTCCGATATCGACGATGCCGATCTCTATTCCGCTCTGCGCGGCGGCATCCCAGAAGGCGAGACGATCCAGGTCAAGGAGATTGCCAAGTTGGTGTTCGGGTATTACAACGAAAACGGGATGGATAAGTTGGCCAACAAAGCCGTTGCGCGGAGTGCCACGCAGGCGTTTCGCAGCACACTCAATGACAACGGGTTCGTCTATGAGCCGCCGACACTCGGACTCGCCGAGTAGAGCTGCATCACCACAAAGGTGAGGATGGCGGTACTGAATCACATTCAGTAACCGACGGATCACGCACTGGGTAGGGCAGCGCCCGAAGGCCCGCCATCCGATCCCTAATTTGATATTCATATCCAAGAACAATCACAATTTATGCCCAAGGTTCGTATCATTCGCGTGCTCGAATACATCGGCGACGAAGACTGGTTGCGGAGGACGTTGGAGCGGTCAGCAGTCAAAGAGAGCATTCGGCTGGTGATCCCGAATGGCGAGATCGCGGAGGTGTCGAGGACGGTGGAGGAGGTGGTAGGAGAGTGATCGTCACCCCATTCGAACCTCAACCACCGTACCCGCAGCGCATCCTCGGGCCGCAATCCATTACCGGGCACACGCGGTCGCCAGGGCTGCATCTGACCGACGTGATCCGGGACATCGCATCCACGATTGGGATCGCCAAGGATAGCGCCGGAGAGGACGATCTCGACTGGTACGCGAGTGGCGGGTGGCTGTGGGAAAGGGTATTTGACCTTGCCCATGCCGAAGCTGTGACGAGCGGCACCCTCATCAATCCAGGGGAATTTGAGTGTGATGGGATTGTGGGGACGCCAGACAGGTTGGATACCAAATTGTGGGAGTTATGGGAGTTAAAATGCCGCTGGATGGCCGCGTGGAAATTCGAGCAACTGGAGAAGTATTTCTTTCTGGAACTGATGCAGTGCAAGTCCTACTGCCATATGGTGAGCACAAATGTCTGCAATCTAGGCGTGTTCTTTGTCGCGGGGAACTGGCGACCGCCCGTGCCGCAGGCTCCGTGTGTGAGACTGGAATTTAGCGACAGGGAGATAGCGGATAACTGGTCGCAGATAATGGAGCATGCACAGAAGAAAGGTTGGTTGTGATGACGGTTACGACGATATCTCCGATCCTCATTGAAGCTCTAGCGCGGCGGGCGCACAAGTTGGCCGATGACGCTGCTCGAATGGAAGGCGGATGCGGGCCGGATAAGAGTAAATTCAAAGAGGCGTTCGAGGACGAGTTGGCAAGGTTCAATACCCCGGTCGATACGCCGAAGCGTGTGAGTATGACACCGACTCCACAGCCATCTCTCGGTAAAGGTATCGGTCAAGTCACCGGGGGCACCGCCCAGTCCGATACCGAGCGTGCGATCACACTGCTGAAAATGATCGGCTCCTGTCCGTGGGACGAGGACGATGGGCCGCTCGACGGTCGTACCCGTGATTTCATCCGCGCACAGTTCGAGCGATACGAGGTGTACGGCGTGTCGTATGTGGTAACCGGGAAACAGTTGCATTGGCTCTCGGATGCGAAAGACAAATTGGTGGATCGGGGGATTTTGTAACGTGAAAAAGGGGAGCCGTGTATCTGATGAGGTACGTCGCCGTATATCAGAATCCCTGCGGGGAAGAGTTGTGCCGGAGGAGGTAAGGGCTAAAATGTCGGCGTCCGCGCTGGGTGTGCCTAAAAAACACTTACGAGGTAGGCGGCTGACAGAGGCGCATAGAAAGGCTATTTCAGAAGCGTGTAGAGGTAAAGTGTTTTCGGAAGAAAGGAAGCGCAATATATCGTGGGCGTTGAAGGGCCTGCCTCACCCTCCGAGATCGGAATCCACCAAATCAAAAATTAGGGAAACGATGAAGAGCAGTCTTGTGGGGCACAGTAATCTATGCAAGGCGCGTAGAGAATCCCAAGGGGGAATTCATGGCCTCTTCCGTTCGATCCTTGAGCCTTTAGGCTACTTTTCGGAATTTATGATAGGCCCCTATGCCTTCGATTTTGCCGATCCTGTTAGTCGTTTTGTTATTGAGGTGGATGGTCCGGAACACAGACAGCCATTGCAGATAAAACGTGATGCGGAGCGTGATGCCTACGCTGTATCCGGTGGTTGGAGAGTTATACGAGTACGGGACTGGTTCGCTAAAAAGTCCCCTAAATTGGTCGAGAAAGGAATTCTGTAATCATGTGCGCGCTCAATCTCAACAAGCCCCAGCCTCGGGCGGAGTCTCAGTCCTCTTCTGCCTCGGTCATCAATCGGTCACCACGGCCATCCAACGGCAATTCGTCATCCACTCATAAATCCACTTTCGTACGCGCCGACAAGCCGCTCACCAAGCGGATCATTATCTCCCTTACCGGAGAAGAGAAGACGGGAAAAAATCACACTTCACTGACCGCGCCGTCGCCGATCTATGTTCACTCATTCGATATCGGTCTGGACGGCGTGGTGCAAAAATTCCAGGATGAGAAAAAGATTTACGTCGCCGATTACGAGTTGACCGTGCAACCGGGGGAAGCGTCAGCGGGAGAGGTCGCGGAGGCCGCCGACAAGGTATGGCAGCAGTTCGTGTCCAACTACCGGGATGGACTGGCGAGTTGCGGCAATGGCACAACTGTAGTAGACACCGATACCGAGTTGTATGAATTACTGAGGCTGGCCCGTTTCGGCAAGCTCACGCAAATTATGCCCCACCATTACGGGCCTGTGAATGCCGAGTTGCGCGATGTGATCCGGGAATCCTACGATCACGATGCTAATGTGTTCTTCCTCAGCAAAAAGTGCCCGGTGTGGGAGAACTATATCGACTCCACCGGAAAAGAGAAAGGACGCAAGACCGGAGAACTGGCGCGCAAGGGATTCGGGGATTTGGCGTTTTTGGTGCAAGTGGTGGCGACGACAGTGCGCGACGACACGCCGGAAGGCACGGTGTTTAACGTGGAAATCGAAGACTGCAGATTTAACCCAGCGGCGAACGGTCAGATCGTGTTGAACGACTACGATTCGATCATGGGAGCGATATTCGGGTAACGTATACCGAGATGAAACAGCGTATTGATTTCGAGCGGGGCGGACCGGGATTAAAACTCGGATACTACGTCCGGGACTGGGATCTCCCGCATCCGATTGGGCCTTTCGGGTCGATAGCGGACGCACATAATTGGCTGGTGAAGGCGGGACAGGAACAGGAACAGGAACAGGAGCAGATGGCTTCCGATGTGCATAACGATTGATCCCCGCGCGGGCTCGGCACAATTGGAACCTCTCCTTCGTCGGCGTGGCGTGCCCGTGGAGTTGGGACGGTTGGAGTTCGGTGACGTTGCGTTCTGTGGTACTGGCCCGCGAGGCGTGCCTTTGACAGTGACCGCCGAGGTAAAAGTTTTGGGAGATTTACTCGCCTGTATTCAGGACAGCAGATTTAGCGGACATCAATTGCCGGGCATGTTACAGACCTACGATGAGGTTTGGTTACTGGTGATTGGCGTATTCCGGGCGCGGGCGCGGGATGGAGTTTTGGAGTATCAGGTTCAGCGGGGGAAATCCGAAGGGTACTGGAAGGATGCGAGTCACGGCAGGCGGAGGAGTTTTCTCTGGCATGATCTCCAGATGTGGCTGCATACTTTGACTCACAAGGCCGGCGTGAGGGTGGCTATCGTGGACGACTACGAGATGGCCGCGAACTGGGTCCAGGTGTTGCACAGTTGGTGGACGCGGGGATGGGACGAGCATGAAAGTCATCTCGCGGTGTATGACAGCATGCGCGGAGAATTGTTTGACAGAGCACTGCTCGTGCGCCCGTCAATCAGCCGGATGATCGCGGCTCAGTTGCCGAATGTGGGTAGGACAAGGAGCGCGGCTGTGGCGGCGAGATTTAAGAGTGTCGCTGACATGGTGAGTGCGAGTGAGAGTGACTGGGCATCCATAGACGGTATCGGGAAATTGAGTGCGCAGAAAATAGTGAGAGCGTTGCACGGGGGAAATGGGAATGGCACAGGACGCTGAAACCGACACCAAGACACCGACCGCGATTTACATGTCGGCAATTCCTGTCCATCGAATACCCGC